GGGCCAATTGGTCCAGCGGGGCCAACTCCCTTGACGGCGCCAGATGATGTCGTGACCCGCAGGCCACCGCCCCCACGCTCGCCCATAATGGTGTCGCCAGACGCGATGACGACGGGGCCGAAGATGGCCAGGCCGTTGAGCCTGATCGTCACCGTCGCGGGAGCGCTGTCGATGTTGTTGACAAACAGGCTGGCGAGGTGACGAAAGTTTCCCGATGTCGGAGAACTCAAAATCGTGACAGGAACGGCGCCGTTGGCAGGCCCAGACTGCACACCTTCGCCGGCTACGCCCGATGCGTTGGCGTCGAAATAGCTGGCGGCGAACGTCGGGTTGGTCAACGTGACCGATCCGCTCAGCACTATCGAGAGCGAATCAGATGATCCTAACGTGATCATGTCAGAACATCCCACCCATGAGGGTAGATAGGTAACTGTTTCCTGTCCCTGGCTGGGCCGGTGGAATTCCACCATTCCCCATCACGGGAGCCGCGACCATAAGACACTCACCATTGATCGGCATGAAGGCCGCGCGGCTTCCGCCCGTCACCGACATGTTGGGATCAGGGCCGTTCACCCCAAGATCAATCGGCAACGCCCCGCTAGCTGGGCTTCCTAGATTGATGATGTTTCGCGGGGTCACGAACACCACCCAGAACACATCGCCATCGACGCGATCACCGACGTTGATCCCTACGAGATCCTCTGTCCCACTCAGCAACACCACCTCCGCGGTACCAGGGGCAAAGTATCCGCCGATGCTAGTTATGGTGGCAACGCCTACCCCCGAAACGCTTTCTTGTTCGCGTGGAATCGAGCCTATGGCCAGCGCAACGGCGCGAAACATCTGCTTGATGGCGTCAAAATTCCGATCAAGAACCTGATCCCCGGTGCGCACCAGCATGAGGCTGTTCTGTGCCATCACCACATCTCCGACCAATAGTCGTCTGACGTGTCGGCAATCGTGCCCTGGTCGCCGTGGGCAGATTGCAACCAAGCCTCGGTGCCGGCGCGGGCCTGCGCCTGGGCCTCGAAGTGCGGCGCGGGGTCTTCGTCCAGCCTGATGCGCACCTTTGCAGCCATGCCCTGCTTGACGTATTCGTCGACGCCAGTGGGGAGGCTCAACGCTGTAGAAAGCGATCCAACGGCCGCAGCGGGCGCCTTCGTGATGTACCAGAGGCGGAACGGATAGAGCGAAGAATACTGCGGCGGCATCAGCCAAAGATTTTCGCCGATGGCCCGATATGAAAGCATGATGAGCCGGTCTCGGGTCACGAAGTTCCACGGGCGGATCTTCTTGTAGGCTTGGTCGCCGAGCTTCAAATCTACCCCGCGCACGCTGAGAAAATCCGTCACGCCCAGCCCCGTTGGCGCAGTGGCGGTGATCGAAATGTAGTTGGCTGGCGATGTGATCTGGCCTTCTTTGTTGGACGTGAAGGCGTCGCGATTACACCGCATGCCCCACTGCCACGCCGTCGACATCTCGTTGTTCATCCACGCGATGTACTGCGCGGTGCTGATCAGCGAATACCCGTCGTTGTCCGTCAACGCGTTGACGTCGTCGATGATGGCTTGTGGGGTGATGGCGTCGAACATTTGAAACGCCGGGGGCAGTTGTTGGCCGCCCCCGGCCCTAGGCTACTTACCCTTCTTGGCAATGATCAGGGCCGCCAGTGGCTTCCCCAAGCTCTTGCCGGGCTTTTCTGTTTCTCCCTCGCCCTCTTCCTCCCCGCTGTCATCGTCGACGAGACGCCACATGTCCCGAAACGCCTCCACGCCCGCGTCCGAGTCATCTTTCTTCTGGGCCTCCCAGAACGCCTCGATGGCGTCCTTGAGCCCCGCATCGTCCTCTTTCATGGCGTCACGCTGGAGAGCTTGACCATGAAGCTGATGAGCACGATACCGCCGCTCTCGATGTTGCAGTCCACGTGCGTTTCGTCGCTGCCGCTCGTCACGGTCTTAAAGAACTGGATGGCAAAGTGCCCATCCACCCCGTTGTATGTCCTAACAGCGTACAGAATCGCGCTGCTGGTCGTGAGAGGAGTACCGGCCGCAACGGCACTGATGACCGTGGCGTTGATGGCCTGGAACGCCCAAGGATAGGTAGCGGTGCTGGAACTGTCAACTGCTTGACAGGCAGACGCCGCCGTTGTGCCGTCCGTTGCCACGAGTTGGATCGTGTAGAGGCCGGCTTGTGATTCCTTCGTGACCGTGAAGCCCGGGCAGTCAAGGTTGGTGGCCGAGACTGCGCCGGAACTCCCGACGGTGAAGGATCCAGTCATCAGCGCCATCCCAGAACGGTTGACACCCCTGACCGGCTGAAAGAGTCGATTGAATATGGTCGACATGGTTGCTCGTTTCCTTTCCCGATTGGCCGGGCGTTACAGGTTGTTGACCACGCCAGCGTGACCTGGAGCATCGCAATGGAACTGCCACGAGCTGACCAGGCGGGCCATCCAGTCATCGGAGCCGGCGACCTCGCGGAATTGCAGGCCGTCCTTCTCCTCCAACATGATCAGATCCTTGCCGGTGTGGATGATGCCGACGTCATCGATGCTAAACTGCCACGCGACCTCTTCCGGGAACGCCCCATCCGAGTAACACAGCATGTCTCCCGAAGCACCTGCCAGCAGAACAGCGCGGAACCCGAGGGGCGCGCCGTCGGCGTCCTCGACGTCGAAGTACGTCTTGTTGAGCATGCTCTTGACGAGCTTGTTCATGGTCTTGGTGCCCATCACGCAATGGGTGGTGATGCCGCCCTGGCTGTCGATATCGCTCGACAGGTCGAGCAACGCCTCTTCAATGTTGCCGCTCTTGCTGCCATCGCGTCGGTTTCCACCGGTGCGGACAGAGAGTGTCTGGTCGACCGTGAAAAGCGATCCCGTTGGAGTCGCCACAGGCACGAATCCGGCAAAGCCCACCGGCCACAGGTACGTCGCGACCGATGCCCCGACATCGCCAGCACGGAACAGGTAGTCGCTGGCCGCCCATGCGGTATTCACCGTGACATCGCTTGCCATCGTGAGGGTTCCGGCCGCCGCATCCACCTTCGTGATCTTGATGGCGGTCCCGGTGTTCTTCAAACCGCCGCTCAGGAGAGTGGTGCCGGCGCAGAGCGACTGGCCAATTTCGAAGAAGCGCGCCTGCGACACTTTTTTCAGCGTGATCGTCACGGTCGACACGGAGCCGATCTGCGCGAACGAGCCCGAGCCGTCCCCGCCCAACGCCATCTCGTCCAGCCTCGTGAGCGCGTTGCGGGCGTTCTCGATTTCGGACACCATCGCGTTGACGAAGGAGCCGGTTCCCTCCGCGATACGAGTCACCTTTCCAGACACTCGTGCGAACTGGAAAAGCTCGCCCGGAGTCAAGAACCACTGGCTGTAACGACTGGATTCAGTCGCTGCCTGGTTGTAGCCGGTTGCGTACGTGGCGGACCCGGCCTGCGGGTTGCCGTACTTCAGCGGCTGAACGAATCCGGCACCGAATGGGCCGGAAACAATGGTCCCCTTCGACTTCTTGAGCAGCGCGAGCGTCTTGGCCCGCGCGTAGTCGATGGGAACAATACTGTCAGGATAGGTCTGCTTGAGGACGTTTGCAGCAGCGGTTGCGTCGAATGTCATGGCGTAGCTCCTGAGTGGGGGTCATGGGGATTCACTCCGGCTTCGTTGCTTCGCCGTAACTGCTGCGTGCTTCGGGTGCCTTGCGGCCGAGATTATTAGGAGATGCCTAGGTTCTTCATTGCGAGAGCCGCGCGGTCCAGTGCCGATATCTTCGCACCTTTCGGTCGACGATTCGGATCAGGAGCGACCGGCCCTCTCTCCCGGCTTCGTTGCTCTGCCGGTTTCGCTGCTGGCTTCGATGCGGTCTCGGTGGCGGCCGGTGCCGTCAACGGTTTCGCTGGTTCTACCTTAACAGGTTCCGCGGCCTTTGTCTTGGCCGCTTTTCGTTTGGCGATGTCTTCGTATTCGGCATCGAGGCGCTTTTCCAGCTCCTTCAATGCCTCGGCGGCCGTCGGGGTCTTGCCGCCGTTCTGCGTTTCCAGGTAGGCGGCGAAGTCCACGACCTGCTCAGGTGTGATCTTGCGGGCCACGATGCAGGGAAAATCATCGGATGCCGCCGCAAACGCCGTCTCAATCTTGCTGCCGAACTCTTGCCGAGCGACCGTGATGCGTGCCTTCTCGCGCTCCTCCGACTCGGTCTTCTCGACCGCCGCCTGTTCAGCCAGCGTCTTGGTGTGCTTCGCCAACTCTTCCTGGGCAATCTTGCGTGCGATGTCCTCGGGCGTGGGGTCTTGATACTGGCGCGAAAGCTCTTCAATCCCGCTACGTAGGTCGATGCCGAGCGCCTGAAGGACCGCGGCCTTCCCGCCCTTCGCCAACGCTTCCTTGAGAGTTTTGGTGAACTTGACGTCTGGGTCTTCCGTGGCGTCCCTCGCCCTGGCCTCCAGCTGTGCGAGCTGCGCCTGGATGGACTTCTCGCGCGCCCGCACCTTCTCTTCGCGCTCGGCGATGATGGCCAGACCACGGGAAAGGCGTTGCTGCTTCTCCTCGGCCTTCGGGTCGACCTTAGGCGGCTCTTTTGCGGGTTCCTTGGTGGATTCGGTCGGTTTGGGCTCGGCGGCCGGTTCGGTCTTCGCGACATCAGCGGCGGGCGCATCCTTGACCGAGCCATCCTTCGCAGGCTCGGTCTTTGGCGCTTCCGCGGCCTTGGCTGCCATCTGAGCTTTCATCGCCTCTGCGGCGCGGGCTAGACCGTCGGGGCGTGCGCGCAGGCGGGGCGGCGCCGGCCGGTCCATCAGCTGGTGACTGGGGCGCTCGCCGCGTGATGCAATTCCGTCTTTTGCCGATGCCGCGGCATCGGGTGAAATGGCCGCGATGGGCGCGGCTTCGGTGGTCGGTGCGGTCGCCGCGGTCGTTGCTTGGGCGGCGGGTGCGGTCGGGTCAGCCATTATTGGTGCTCCTCAGCGTTATTGTTTTCGTTCGGCGATTCACCCCTGTGATCACCATCGGGTTTGGATCTTTCTTTTTGGGGGTTCTCCCAAATGTCCACTCCCAGCCCTTGGCGTACTCGGGCGTGATGGGACGCGAGTGGATGGTGGTGCTCATGCGGTGTTGGTTATTCGGCATCGTCGCTTTCCTTGAATTCGCCCGCCGCTTCCATCCCGCACATGGTGAACCCGGCGCGGAGTGTGGCGCGCTCTTCCTCTGTCAGCGCGGCCGGCCTAGGCTTGTTACACTCCACGCCGTTCACCATGAGGGGAGAACCCCAACGAAACCAGAATGACGGGCGCAACCTCATTGCGGCCCTCCCGGGGGCATCGGCCCCGGCATCGGCTCCCCGCCCGGTACGCCTCGGTTAGGCACCAGGGGCGGAGCGATGGCCGACTGTTCGAGTAGCGGGCGCGCTGGCGGCGGTGGCGTAGCAATCGGCTGGTCAATGGCCGGCACCTGGGCCGGCGCCTGTAGCCGCTGGTCGAGGTTGTCCGCCTCGGACATGAGACGCCGCAGAAGATTCATGTTCTTCTCGGGCACATCGTCGAGACCGAGAGCCACGAAATACTGGCGGCACGCCAGCGTCTTAAGCATCTTCAGACCGGCGCTCGACTGGTAGGGCTCGGGCGCCAGATACTTTCCCTCGTACAGCGCGAGGTCAACCTGCATCTCGGCCAGCTCTCGGTTGGCCGTCTCCATCGTGATGACCTTCTCCAGGTCTGGGAAGTTCAGCAGCTTCAGCGCGAGCCCGCCCTGCACTTCCTCAGGCGGCAAAAGTCCGCCCTTGATCAGGTCCGTAACGGTCTGGATTTTACCCGCCGTGGTCGACGGTAGCGCACTCACGGGGTCGCTGTGGATGCGGATGTCGCCGTCGTCGCCGTTGACTTCGGACCACTTGATACGGTCGTAGGAACCGGCGCCAAGGGCCTGGATAGCAAATGTCGCGTCCTCCTCGGCTAGTTGGCTGCCAAGGTACATGATGATTTCTGCCGCGTCTTCGGTCTGGCGTTCAAGTCGCTGCCCCTTCGGCACCTGGCGAGTGTTCGCGATGTCGTTGTACTCTCGGAGCGCCACACCAGCATCCAGCCCGGCCGGCTTCTGGCCCTGGCTCTGCATTTGGTTGATCCCGACGTCGGCCATCGCCTGTTCGATCAGCCAGTCGAGATAGTGATACACCTCTGGCGGGAATGCGCTGGCGGTGCCAAACACCGGCGGGTTTCCCCTGTGGTGCATGACACCGCCGATTTCGTTCGTCAACTCATCTTCCTGGACTTCACTACCCAACTCAATCGACACGCGCGGCACGCACGCGAGACTCTGCCCGCGTGCAATCTTCCGCATCGTCTTTCCGACCTCGTAGTGATACCCGATCAGGGTGTCGCTCGCGGGTCGCCCCTGCCAGCCAGTATCAGCGTTGTCCCAGCAGAAACGCGGATAGGGGAACTTGCTCAGCTTCCACGGCTCATCGATCAGCGTGACGTTGTTCAGGGCGAGAATTCTGCGGCCTGGCTTCTCGGCGCTGATGCCGAGGTGATAGCAGTCGTACAGGTCGACCATGTCGGCGATGGTGTCGTTTGCCTGGAGTCGCTTGTATGCCTGGTTGGCTCGATATTCCGACGCCTTCGCTGCGTCGATTTCCTTGGCGTATCTGGGGAACTGCAACCGCAGTTCATCGCGGCTGGTAGGTGTACATTCGTAGAGGTTTCGTAGATTGCGTCCCTCAGCTTCATTCCAAGCAAAGTTGGTGCAGTGCCGGCGCCCGCAGCGGATCGTCTTGTTCTCCCGGTCGATCCACAACTTTACCATGCCACCGGAACGGGTCAGCATTCCATCGACGAACGCCCATTGCTGCTCGGTGTGGAAATCCATCTCGCGGAGTATCCCGTTGATGAACTTGCTGCGCTGCCGAGCTTTCTTCTGGAGTCGCCATGAACCGCCATCCGTCAGGCAGGAAATCTGAACCACGTTTTTCGCGATCATCGACGCCGCAGTGTCGACACACCGACGAATCACGTTCGCGCGCGCCTTCGTGTAGCCGTCGATGGTGCTTGACGCCTGATAGAGCAGCGGCGATCCAGGCACCATCGAACCAAGCCAATAGGGCGGCTCACCGTCGTAAAGTGCCTGGTGGAGCGCATCCTTCAGCAGCCGGGTGGTGTGGCAGGAAATCAGCAGCCGCCAGCAATCGAGCGCACATGCGCGGGCCTTGTCTTCGTCCTTGATGTCCCACCATCGGCCATGATTCCCCATGGCGTCGCCATTGGCGGCAGTCGTGCCGGTCGAATGGGGCATCCGATACGTGAGGCGGCCAGGGATTTTCAGCTTCCGCGCCATCAGCTAAGCCCCACCAGCACCTCAGCCATCGTCTCAGCCGGAACGCCGATCTTCTTCAGCATGTCGGCGGCCTCGGGCGTCTGAAGTTGCTGCATCACGCGCTCAGCCTCGGAAAACGGCGGTTCAGGCTTGGCACCCTTGCCCTTCACCATTGGGAGCGGCGCGCGCGCATCGGCTAGCTTGATCGAAACCGTGCCCTTGCCGTCGATGCCGCTAAATTCTGTGACGCCATTAGATCGCAAAATCGTCAGGAGAGCCCGGAGTCGACCTGCGGTCATGCCCCCATGGTAGGGCAAACCGCGCAGGACATGCACGTACTCCTTATCGCGCTTGGCATTTCTTTGGTTGCATGTCGCATGTCGTATGTGATAGTGTCGAAATCTATGAAGCGGAAAAACTGCGAAACGCTCCCGTCAGAACAACGCCAGCACGCTAGCGCCCTCATGGAGGCAGTCGGCATAGAGCAAGCGCGGAAGTTTCTAGGGCTCTCCCGCCATGCCCTTGAACGAGCGGCCGGCGGGCTCACGGTCCAGCGCGGAACCGTGGCCTATCTCACGCAGCAACTGGCAAAGCGGACGGCAGACGGCAAGACACCGTGACATCGATGGCAACACTAGTCCGCGATTCCCCCGAATATCGCTGCTGGGCAAACATGCTTTGCAGAACGCGATCTAAGAGAGGATGGGCATGGGAATACTATGGTTCACGGGGGATTGCCGTCTGCGAGCGCTGGCGCACTTTCGAGAACTTCCTAGCCGACATGGGCACGCGTCCGCCTGGCAAGAGCCTTGATCGCTACCCGAACAACGACGGCAACTACGAACCAAGAAACTGTCGGTGGGCCACTTCTGAGGAGCAGAATAACAACCGACGGCCACCAATCAGAAAAAAGTGGCACCGCCTTCAGCGTGTTGTTCGCATTGCCGGAAACCGCGCGTTCGAGATCGGGAATCTTGACTATGTATGCGACGTACTCGACACGATGATCGCCTCAATCCCGAAGGCTATCGCAGCCCACGCAGAAGGGAAGCGGCCATGAGAAAAAATTCCCTCACACCGGCAGGTTCTATGCTGTGGGCCGCCCTTGTCAGTCATCGAAGCCAAGTGCAAGCCCTAGCGGGTCTCTCCCCCTGAGCCGCTTCTGCTCGGCCAGCTGCTTCAGCATGAACTCACTGGGCTCGCGGTAGTTGGGGTCGTGTGCTTCTGGCTCTGGCTCCATGAACGCCCGGCACGCCCGGTACATGTACAGGACCGCGTCTGTGATGTCGCTGTGGTAGTCGTCCGCCACCTTGCGGATGCCCTTCGCGCGCGCGTCCTGGTCCCACTGAACGAGCCCGCAGTCTTCGGCGAATGGGCCACCCTTGCGCGCCTTGAATGCCCCAGCCAGCATCGCGCCGTTGAGGAGTTCGATGTGCTCTAGTTTTCGAGTCTTGTCAGCGGCCTCTACTGGCATGGGCCAGCGACTACGCACCTCCTCGGCTATCTTCTTACCCAACCCGCCGAAGTCCCACACGCTCTTGCGCGGCCTGTACTTCTCGACCAACGGCGCAACCTGTTCGGCCAGTTTCGTGATCGTCTGCTTGGGTGCCTGGTGCTCCTCGATGAGGTAGACGGTGCGCTCACCCGTGCGCCAGCCACCTACCGCGATGGCGTCGCGATCTTCAAAGCCAAGATCAACGCCTATGCAATAGTTCCATGGCTTCGCGCCAGTCGGCAGCTCTTCGTACTCGGCCGATGGGCAGTAACGAAACACCAGCACGTTCTCGTCACGCACCCATCGGCCCAGGTACTCTCGCTGATACGTCGGGTCTTCCTCGGTGATGTTGCGTCGCTCACGAATGCGCTTCAGGAACACTTGCGGGTCCATCCCGAGATGCTTGTTCTGGTGGAGCGTCCAGAAGTACCGCGGAATGTTCGGATTGTGGCAGGCGTCGTGAAAGTAACCAGCCGCCAGCGGCCCAGGCGTGCCTGACAGCCGCATGCGCCCGTTCACATCGAGCATGGCCGGCTCAAGGATGTCGTCGATTAGGTAGCTGAGCACCGACGAGCGAAAGTTCTGCGCCTCATCGACGATGGCCAGCTTGACCTTGCTGACACCACGGAACTTGTCTGCCTCCTTGCGGTCCTTGGCGCCGCCAAGCCTGATGCGGCTACCGTTCGGCAGCGTGAGAATCAGGCGGCTTTCGTTGGTGACGCCGCCGAGGGAATAGGCTTCATTTTCTGTCTTGAGATGCCGCCACATCAGTTCCTCTGCAACGCCGCGGGTCTGCGCCGCGTAGATGCACGTGGTGCCCGCCTCTTTCGTGGCGGTCTCAAGCAGCGCCGTCCCATCGCCGAAGGTCTTCCCGCTTCGGCGGGTCGTACAGGCTACAGCAAACGGAGAGGTGTCACGAACCCAGGCCCGCTGCTCGTCGAAGCAAATGGCCTCAGCGCTGAACTCAGCGGCGCGCTTTGATTGGGCCCGCTGGCGGAGGGTCAGCGCTAGTTGGACTTCGAGGGGATTCATTGGCTGATTTCGATTCGGGTGGTTGCGCGTGCATCGCGCAGAACTTGCTTCCTGGAATACGTGTGAGGTCGCAAGCGTAGGAAGCGCATCCACCGACCTGCGCCCTGGACGCCGCGAGGGTAGCTAGGTCTCGCGTCGCATGCACCACAATCACCGTCCCCTGCGGGGGTACCACGATAGCCCGACATCCACCGTCGTCAACCTCGACGTTACCGGTGTGCTCGTCGTACAGGATGCCATCGCCCTCGAGCCTGCGCTGCGATTCTCGCCCGCGTAGCTCCACGTTGGCACCCCAGCGGATCGACTTGACTTGGATCATGGTTGATATTCCTTGATGATGCGCGGGTCGTAGGACAATCCGAATCTCTGCGCCACCCCAGAGGCAGCGTCTGACCAGTGACTACAAAAGGCACGCCCCAGCCTCGCGTGTAGTAGCTCACGCGCAATTCCATTCCCACGAAACGCCTGCTTGACGTACACCCAGTGCAGGATGTCCGGGGGCCTACTGCACGCAAAGCCCATCAGCTGGTCCGGCCGCTCTCCCAGGCACGCAATGACCGTGCGGGTTCGTTCGTCGGCCAAGATATTCTCGATCACGCGATGCCAGCGCGGCCACCACGTGGACTTTGGCATCACGAGCGAGAACGGGCCATCCATCCAGTAGCCCTCAAGCCAAGCGTCAATCACAAACGCCATGTCGTCGGGGGCGGCCGGGCGGATGGCGAAGTCGTCACTCACGCTCTGCCCCGCACATTTCCACGAGCTGAATCAGCTCAACGTCGGCATCGGTCGCCACCCACGCAACCCCACTGACCTCGCGCCGCTCGCGGAATTGCCGTATATGAGACACCACCAACGCAAACGCCTCTCGGCGCCCCTTCTCTCGATCTGATTCGTTCACGCGCGCTTCTCCGTTGACATCGTATCGCCGAACCGAGGTAGCAGTTCCGCTAGCTGCTCGGGCGGCATCTTGGCCAGGTGCTCGCGTAGCAGCTTGTTTAGCGACGCATCGTCTAGCCTCTGGCGCGCCAGGAAGTCCGCAGCATCGCGCTGGTCCTTCGCAATTTCCACGGCGGCACGGGTGCAGGCCGTGAGGCCCTTGAGATATACAACGTCAAGCCGCTGGGATAGTGGCATGTCCTGCAACATTCCCATCGTCTCGCCGAGAGCTTGCACGCCAGCTTCGATGATTTCCCGTATATCCATCGTCTTCGCTGGATGGTCCTCACGAGGAATCCTTTGATATTCGGCGGTGAGGAATTGGCGATCTTGTGCCCCCTTTGGGGCGAGGCTGTTCAAATAGGCGGCCTGCAAGACTCGCTCAATTCGTGATTTGTCCTTCTCAGCAGACTTGCCGTTCAGGAAATCTATGATCACCTGCCGTCGCTCCTCGACAACGCGGGTTCCGGGAGAGTTGTTAGACATCGGCACGCACCGCCTTTCGGAATACCATCACGGGTTCGTCGCTGACGTTCTCGTCGCCCTGGCCGGCGTCAGCGCTGCCTAGTCCAAGGCTCTTTTCGTTGCCGATGAACTCGAAGCCCGCGGCGCTAGCAGCGTCCTTTGTCCACTGAATCAAGGGAACATCGCCGAACTTCGGCACCCTCACGTCGTCGATGTTCACGACGTTGTAAGAATCTGGTTTGAGGGCCAAGAAGTGCTGGCGCAGAAGAGGAAACAGAAAACCATCCCGCCATTTATTCGGGGTGTCGTACCGTTTGAAGCTCTGCTTGGCGTCGTCACTGTAGCGCTCGACTGAGAAATACGGCGGCGAAGTGAACGCGAAGTCGCACTCGCCAAGTAGACCTTCTGCCTTCAAGTCCACGTCTTCCGCTGCGTCGACAATCAGCCGGAAGCGGTCGCCTATCCCGAAGGCGTCAATCATGGCTTGATTCCCCGCCTGCGTCTCCACTGCTGGATCAACGCCGATGTAGTGGCCAACCACGCCAGAGGCTAACGCTCCGACGATTCGCCCACCCCATCCCGCTGAACTGTCTAGCACGGTCCCGCCGGGCGGACAATACTTGCGGTAGAGGTAGGACGCGAAGCCAGGACGGAAATTATTCGCTATCTGCGTGCCGTGAGCAATGGCCAACTTCCCTGGCCATTGCTCACCCACCAGGACGCCGGTTCTCACGCTCCATTCGATGGCATGGCCCAGGATGGTGTCATCGTCGAACCCCTCGCGTGCGGTCTTGCCTCCGCCCGCCACGACATCGAAACGCCTCGGGTGGAACCTATCGGCAGCCTGCATGGCCTGAACGCCGCAAAGGTCGTCCCCTTGTGCCTGCGCGAGCTTGTTTATCATTTGCATCGCGACATGCAGCGGCGGAAACCGACAACAAGCATCGAACCCCTTCGCGCGAAAGTAGGCTAGTGACTCCTCGACAATGCGCTCCTTCGAGAACACGGAAAACAGGTCGCCGCTTTGTTCACCCCCATCTCCGCCCGACTCAGCCTCGCCCAGCTTCGCCTCTTCCTCCGCCACCAGCTTGTCGAGCTGCAACTCCGCGAAGTGCGCCTCGTCTTCCAATGAGCGGGCCTGCGCGATGACGTCCTCGGTGAATTCGCCTTGCAGGTGCGGGTTGTTCGCCACCAGGTTCGCCATGCTCTGCTTCGTCGCGTCCCACTTCACGAACCGCACGGGGAAGCGCTCGCCGGTCTTGGGGTGAACGATGTGGCCCCAGTCGCCGTCGCGCACTACCTCGGCTGCGCCGGCCGCCTTAAGCTGGGCTACGCGCTGATGGCCACTGACCAACTCGCCCGTCTCGTCGTTGAACACGATATCGAGCGCGCCGAATGTCTCCAGCGAGATGGCCAGGCCAGCCGCCGATCCATCCGGCATGCGCCGAGGATTCTTCGGGTCAGGAGCCAGAATCGCGATGGGTAAAATCATTGACCTTGTTTCACGTGCGCGCACGCGCGCCCGCGACGTCTTCAAGCGTCGGCGTTCCCACCCCAAAAGTCAAGCCCAACGTTCTCTAACGCAAATATGTCCACAGTGTGTACGGTTGAGCAAAGCGGCATTTGCAAGCGCCGTTACGGGATTCGCGAACAAATAACCTAGAAAGCTTGCTTCGCTATGCAATCCAGGCCAACCGCTCACCGACGAGAAAGACGAAACTTCTTGACAGGATTCGCCCGAAAGCGCTCCATGTTTGGTCTACCAAGATTCAGCGGGAGCCAGATCTGAACTCCCCCCCAATCTTCTTTGCAAGCCGTTCAAGTTCAACCGCCAGGACGCTCTCGTACCACTCCTGGGTGAACGGCTCGCCAAACTTCACGCGCTGGTTGTTCTTGCGCCGTTTCCTGTCACGCTTGGACCGCTTGCTACTCCGCATCCGGTATCTCCAGCACCAACTCGCACTCAGGTGACAGCTTGCGCGCAAACGCCTGCACCTCTTCGTTGTTCGGCATCTTCGCCCATAGCGATACCAGCCAGGAGTCTTCCAACTCATGCTGTTGCACGACCAACCCATCGGGCGCGTCGAGCTTGCACTTGATTCTGGTCACAGCAGCCCCAGCTTCCCTAGAGCGTTCTGAACGTCTGGATGGTTCGGCCGGTGATGGCTCCAGAACTGATGCACCCACTCAGGCGGCGCACCATCCCCGACAAACGCTCCGGCTGTTTCTGTGTGGTTGTCGACTGGCCCCTGCCAATGCAACGGGGTGAACAGCTCTGGATGTTTCACCAGCGCGAAATTCCCCATTAGGTTGAAGTCGCTCAAAGTCTTGTGCTGCAGCAACCTTTCCTCTCCACCCATGTGCTCCCATAGCTGATGCAGCATCCACGTTGGGAAGATGAACGGGTGACGGCACATCGTCTCGTATGGTGGCTCAAATCTAAGAAGCTCCGCGGTTGAGTCATGCCAACAATTCGCGTCTCCGGCTTCTTTCCACGGGCGCCGCAGGATAATCGGCTTCTCGATACTAGCCGCCGGGTCTGTCAGCAAATCCACTGGGCGCGTGAACACACAGTCGCTGTCGACAATGAGCACGCGGTCGGCGTTGCTGTACTCCCACGCCCGTAGTTTCTCAATGGCCTGCCCAGTGTAGCCGGGAAAGTCTGTCCCCTCGTAGCGCCGACATCGCTCGATTGACCAGCGACGCGGGCCATGCTCTCGGAGAATCTCCAATGGCGGCTCGTGTCCTTCCTCGATGACCACGATCAGCCGGTCGTACCCGCTGACGTTGTGGACGATGGAGCGGAATAGGTACGGTAGCCAATCGTAGTCCTGCGGGTACGTAGTCAAGAAAAGGTCAGTCAGTATTCTCATCGTGTCCTCCATCGCTTTTCTCTGAACCTTTGCGCCTTCGTGGTCTGCGGGCATCCATGTGTGGTAGAAGCGCCTGCGCGCATTTCCACGCGCTATCGTCCTTCACGCTTGATAGCCAGGCATGGCCACACTCATTGGCTAGCGTGCGGAACACGCTCGGGCTGATGGCCTGCGCGCCGTATAGGTTCGAGATGCCAGGCGCTGGCCCAAGCTCCGGTAACATCGACCGCGCATGAAACAAATCCCACGCACACCCGCGACGACAGATGTGCATTTCTGGATTTGCTCCCCAAAATGAACAGTGCTCAACATGCGTCCCGTTGATATGACCGCCGTGAGCAGCCATGAATGCGCCTGTAATGCGCTTGCCCTGCGCCAGATTTGCAGCATGTGCCCGCTTCAGCACATCGATCCAATCCCACCGCAACGGAACGCCGTCTGCCTCGCAGAAGAACACGTTCGCCCACGGCCAAATGTGGCAGTAGTTGCGATAGCACAAGTCCGCGATGCCAGCGAACAGTCCGAAACACCCGTCCGGGTGACCGGTCTCGCGGCGAGCACTCCTTAACTGCGTGACTGGGAATTTCTGCGCGCAATGGCGAATGGCCTCCGACAGCTCGGCGCTCTGCTGAACATCGAAGCGCTCTGCAAAAATTAGCAGCACGTCATCTCTGTACTCTGGTTCCAGGTCAGCCAGAAAGCACGCAAGTCGCAACGCCTCTACCTGATCTCCTGGATAGAATTGCAGCGCAATCGCCAGCGGCAAATCATGGTGAGCACCCGGCTTCAACGCCCGCACGGCGTCCTCTATCGCTAGATGCGCCTCGGCGGTTGCGCCGAGTGGGCCGTTTTCAATCATGTGTTTGCTCACTCTACCACCATCTAATGTGACTTCTCCCGAGCAGCCTGCGGCACCCGGCCTGCCATAAACATCCGAGATCAAAATATATGGAAAACCGCCACCAACTCAACTTTTCAAGAAAGCGCCTCATCATCTGACCTCCCGCCATGCAACTTCTTCCATCGCGTCGTCCACGTCGTCTTGATCTCTGCGTGAATGATTCCACACCCCGGCCCTAACTTCATCAGAACGCCTTCGCGACTCTCGCATCAGGAGGTCACAGTATTCAGCATCGTCAAGGACGGTCATAACTGGCGGACCTGACAAGGCGATGACAACATGCCGACCGACTGACGGATTCAGCTTTTTCGTCGGGCGCCGGAGGTTGAACGAACTCATTGCTCCCTCCAAATCTTGCGCTTGCGGTCCCAGACCTCGGCGCCTTCGATGCGAAAACCGAGCGCGCCGACTTCGGTCAGGGCCGTGGACGCCGAGTTGAGCCATAGACTCTTCGGCCATGGAATGTCATCGGTGCTAACGTCCCACGCCACCTCGGAGAATGACGAAGCCTTGCTTGTCCTCGCGCCGGGGCGGGGTCTTTCGTTCTGCCACCACTTCGCCGCCCACAGCAGCGCGTCCGCCCGTTGTGCCTTCGTCATGACTTCCCTTCCGCGGCCACCGCCGCGACAATCTGCCGGCACTGCCGCTTGGCCCGCGCCAGCTTTGCCTTGATTCGCTTGGCATACTTGGTCGGCTTGCACTTCCCGCTACCGTACCAGCCCAACATCAGCAAGGGACCGCACTTCTCCCGACCGATGGCCAGCCAGCGCAGGGCTAGCACCGTCGAAATGCTCGGCGTGTGCAGTTGCTCCTCGGTGTAGGTGCGCTTACCCAGGGTGGCCGCCCCCGGCCTGAGTTGCCAGCCACCGTGGTCACCGGCGCGGCTCTGCACCCACGGGCGGCAATGACTTTCTCGCGACAGAACTGCGGCGGCAATGTCCTCGTCTACGACGTAGCGGGGCGCCCAGTACGCCAAATGTGGGGCGTATTGAGCAGCGCCGCTTGGTGAGCAGCCGAGGGCAAGGAGAAGGGCGAATGTGTTCATGGTCAATCCACCAGAAGCCCCAGCGCCGCCCGCAGGCATGCCTCGCATAGTGTGGCGGTTGAAGATTCGTAGTCGGGCTCGTCCCCCACCCTAACGGCTGCCTCGACATCCTTGTCGCATCCATCGCAAATGATCATAGTCCATGCGTGATTCCCGATCACGACGTCGACATCGTCCGCCGTACACGTGGACAGGTCAAGCCGGAGGAGCTTCTTATAGATTAGCCCCTTGTCTGGGCCATAGGATACGGACTTCTTAGCAATGTCATCGCGATATTGCGCATTCCAGCGCCTCGCGACGCCAAGGATTATCTGACGTCTCGTCACTAGTTTTTGGTAGGCCATGATTCCCCTTTCAGCATTTCGGAACGAACGCGCACGAAAAGATCAGCCCAGCCAACACCACCAGCCAGAACAGGTCGCGGGGCTCGTAGCCGCACCAGCGCCAAAGCCAGCGGGTCACTTGGCGGCCTCCGCGCATAGTAACTCCCACCCAGACTCGAACCCGTGACAGAATCTCTCTGTCAGCGCGTTCTCGGCAAGTTCCCGCCTACCCTGCGCGATGCCTTCAGCGCGGGCTTCCTCTATTGCGTCTACCGCCGCAGCTACGGACACTCGCCCATCCACCGGCCTGGCCAGTAGTTCGCGCTCGCGGGCACGAAGGGCGACGATTTCGTCTTCTGAGACATCCAGCTCGGCCCGTGCCTTGCCCTCCTCCAGCTCATACCCCAACGTGGCCTCAAGTGTGGCCAGCGCCATCACGACCCGGCACGCCCGGTCGATGCGGTCGCGGACGTCGCGCAGATCATTTTCGCTGCATCGACACCTGCCGCCGGTAGCGCCACAAGTTGAGCAGCTCATCGGCCGGCCGCTTTCCGCAGCCACGCGATGAACCCTTCAGCGCAGGCAAGCGGGACAACGCCTGCCTCGCGAAATGCCTCCCGGAACGCTTCCCGCCGACCCTCGGCCTTCGCGCCTTCGAGCTTGCGGGCCAGCTCGTCGCGCTCCGCCTTGTTCAGTCGTTCTCTGTTCGTCATTTCGTCGTCGCTCCCTTCTTCACGCAGGTCTTCGCATAGTGGCCGAGCTTCCCGCACTTGTGACACTTCTTCATCATCGAATGCGGATGCTTGACCCTCCACGCTGTCTTGGCCCGTGCCCGCGCGGCATCCCGGTGTTTCGCGCAGTGGCTCGCGTTCACAGCGCGCCGGGGGCAGAGCGTGCAAAGGCCGAGAGCCTTGTGCTTGAGTTGATAGGTCCGTTGGGTGCTCATGGCTTTCTCGTGATGATTCCTGAATCGCCGCGAACCCATCCGGCTGGCAGCGAAGCGCCCTCGTGGATCTTCGCGTCGGTCAGGTTCGCGTCGGCCAGGTACGCGCCGGCCAGGTACGCGCGGGTCAGGTTCGCGCCGGTCAGGTTCGCGCCGGTCAGGTACGCGT